AATGATGCCCGACTAAAATTTAAGGGTATTCTACCACAATAACCGCTAAAAATAGTCAAGAATTTAAGCAAATTAAAGAAACTTAAAATATTAGAGATGAATAATAAAAATGGTGGGTTGTGAGAGACTCGAACTCTCGACTGACGGATTAAGAGTCCGAACCAGTTATAATAGATATTAATCAATAATAAATTATAAATCAACCACTTACGCATATAGATATTATATATTTATCCATTAGTCCTATCAACCTTCCATACCTTTTTACACCTATCTTGTCAAATTCTCGTCAAACTAAAATCATTTAATCCTAGCTGATCATTGAGTTAATGATAAACAGTATTTAGAAAGTTCGGTGAATTTTCATCGCGCTTTAGGTGTAACCGCCCGCTAAATTTGAGAAATAAAAACGCCCTTTAAATCATCATTAAAGGGCGTTTAAATTAGATATAAGAAACAGCGAAATTCCCCACCGCTTGTCTTAAACTCTATCTGGCCAAGGGTCGGACGTTGTCCACATCATGGCTGGCGGTCTTAGATTTTTGGGGCCAATGTCAGGTATTGCCTCATTGCCTTTTATTTTAGGGTCTGCGTGGTATGGGGTAAATCGCATAAAATTTCCAGTGGAAATTAATGATCGGTTTGTCTTTAGTCATCATGTTTAAACATTGCCCCTAATTGATTCGGACTAAATCGCCAGCCATTTTCCCCACCGCAAATCGCATTAAAACACCATTCGCTACAAAAATATTTTGAGCGTTTTTGTTTGATTCCAAGTACGATTCCTAGCGCACCCCACCAGTCATACCTCATGTTTTTAGTTTGCTCGAAATAAGCCTTAATCCGCTCTTCCGTTATGTTTTGCAGTTCAATTAAATCCCACTTCTCATGTTCTAAGTACATGATCTTACTACGTACTCCACCATCTCGTATTGATGACGAATAGCAGACCTTAAAACCTTTATTTACGACAATTTCACAATGGCTATATAAACCTTTAGTAAGCTTACGAGTTAACCAATCTGATAATCGAGCCAAGATCGCTTTAGGTGTCCAGCCTGTTTTCTTGCCTTTATACAACGCTAAATAAACCTTACCTTCCGTCATTGTTGCACCTCCGTTAATGCTTTCATTTTTCTGATAATGTCATTATGAATTTGCTGTAATTCTTCTTCACTCAATTCTTCGTGCTTGAGCTCATACTTACGCATACGCTGCACCGCGAGTTGTTCTTGCAGTGTTCGTAATCCTTCAGCCTGTTTTAAAATTAGCAATGTTGCTGATTTATTATCAAGTCCTGCGACAGTTGCAAAACTTGATATATAGATGCTTACTTCGCCAGTAAAATTCGCTTCTTTAAATGCCAGAGCTGCAGATTCACGTTCTTTGTATTCCTCGGCAAATCGAGTCCACTTCGCACTAATACTAGCTGCTGTATCATCAATGCTATCAACTAGTCTTTTAATGAGTTCACGCTTAATTTCAGTTTGCTTCTCCTCATCAATAACCCAGCTATTTCCATTCCATATGTGTAATTCTGTTGGTTGTCTATCAACTAGAATGTATTGACTTTTAAAATCAATAAGTTGTTTAGTCTCAAGCTCTGATTCGTTTTCTACTTCCATTTCCACAAAATCATTTAAGTTTTGCGGAATAGGGAAAATTTGATAACTATTCAAATTTTCTTTTAAAAAATAGACTTTCATTAATCACTCCTTCATCGAATATCAATACGTTTTACAAAACGACCAGCAAGTTCTTCAATGTGTATTGTTGTACCGTTTCTATCAACAGTCACAGCGAATTTCTTGACTTCTACATGATACACCCTAGTTCCACCAGAATTGTGTGGAATTACTTGACGAATACTACTAAAATAAACTCCACCGCCCCTTTTACCTTCAATTTCTGCACCCACTTCAAAACTGACGGGTTCAATATTGTTATTATCATCAAGGCTGTGGCTTTCTGATGACTGAAGATACAAAATAAGTGTTTTACCAAAACACTTTTCTGAAATATCAATACGCCCAGAACTTACATTACCTTGCCACACTGTTTTTAATGTACTAATTTGAGATAAACTCTCTTGCGCCTGTAAAAATTTCTGATTTATATCAGCTTTTGCATTGTTTATTTCTAGTAAAGTAGATTGTTTATTTTCTTTTATTTTTTGTTCAACCCTCGCAGATAACGCTTGCATATTTTGCACAAGTGTACCCGCATCTAAAATTCCTGCGTTCTCAACAACGCCGAATGCTTTAACCCAAAATTGAACGTCATCAAATGTGTTTTTTGCTTTTATACAAAGTTTGAGAGCAATCGCTCGCGGTCTTGTTTCAGCTCCCCCCGTAGCCATCGGGCTATCTAAAAGCGGATGCATAAATCCATTATCACCGAGATTGTCATCAGTTACAGTTGCAGAGCGTAATCGTGAGTCTATAACAGTTTTCGTTTTGTCATAAAAAACATTACTATCACTTGAATTAACCCAGTGTGTTCTAACTTTATGTACGTGCTTTTTAATTTCGTCACTTTGTGTCTGACCGATATTTAATCCATTCCCTGTATTTCTAATAAATCGGTCTTCCGCAAGTGGTACATTTGAAAGAGAACCATATTTACCGACTAAGTGACGATATAACTCTGGGTAATTTTGCTGTGTGACTGTTGAGCGAATGCTATCAAAAGCAATCCAGCCAGTGGGAATGTTATCCACGGCAAAATAAGCCGTCATCCCCACATCACTACGAGTTAAATCAGGAAGTTGGTTGCTGTCGCCCAAAGTGCGGTATAAATCGGGAAAGGATTGTTGGCTGAACGTTAAACCATCAGCACGTAAAAAACCAACGGGATTAGTTACTGAGCGAGGGAATGATACAACTGCACCAATAGGCACGCCGTCGCCGCCTGCATCTTTCCATTCTGACCAATTTGAGCCATTAAAAAAGCGTGTTTTGATTTTGTTATCATTCGCTTTACGTGCAATTTGACGCACCGCATTTGTTGCCCCACCGCTAACTACTTCAATATGCCATTCCCCATTTTCGGGTAGATTTTGACCGCTTGCTAAGTAATAATTGCCATCGGTTTTATAGCCATTAGCATCGCCCTGCCCTTGTTCTACTTTGAAATTTCCAATACCATAGCCTGCTAAGGTTGTGGCTGGGGATTGTTTAGCGCTAGCAGCTTCTTTTGCTTCCGCCGCTTTATCATAAGCCGTTTTAACGGCTGCTGAACTCGCAAACTTTGTGTCACTTTCGTCGTCAACAGCAGAGTTTGGGAGTGGCTTGTTTTTGAGTGAGTTATAATCAACGGGTAGTTTATACTCTGTAGCCATGGGTACCCATTGAGCACCATTATATTCTTCAAAAATTTTTGTCGATGGATTCCAGCGTTTTGCTTTTAGCGGGACATTAGTGTGCTCCCCATCCAAAAATGATAAAGCCGCACTAATGGCGGCTCTAATTTCGGTTGGGAATTGCGTATATTCGCTATCGACAGTTGGTTTGTTAAAATCTGCCATTTTTGCTCCTTTACACTCCTTTTACAACCCAGCCAACTTTACCGCTTACACGATTCCCATTTTTATCAAATAAAAATACGTAAAAGCCTTTAGGTTTTGGCTCATCCTTAAAGTCAGATGTTGCAAAAAGTGGTTGTTTAGATTGTGGTGTTAAAACCGGGACAGACGCATCGATAAACTCTGTTGCAAAGTTTACCCATGTGCCTTTTATATCTGACGCATTTGCCTGTACGGTTCCTCCGTCAGTTTTTTGTTTTTGATCGAGTTTTAGATTAAGTGACTCTATTACGACAGGTTTCTGTGCATTGCTCACTGTAATTCTAAACTTAACATATCTAAAGTTGGTTTCATAAACGGATTGTTGGTCGTGTTCGCGCCAATTATCTTTAGCGTTTTCTTTTACTGCTATATGATAGTTAATATCATAACTGCCAGAGCTTATCACCTTAGGGGTAAGAGTAATTTTGGATGATGCTAATACCGTGCCGTAATCCATTTCCTCCTCATAATATCCGCTCTCGTCTATTGGCTGGAGGTACAACGGGAAACCTCTATTAATTTGAGATTTTGGAGTAGCGAGATTATTGGATCTAAAATGCTCTGCCCATGTATCTCGTCTGACTGGTAGATATAACTTGCCATCGATTTTATCCGAACCATTTTTAATTCCGTCATACGAGCTGTTGTAGTCGTATTTAAGGATATAATCTGGCGGTTGTGCAACATTGGATAGCGTATATTGCGGCTCACTTCTGTTACCTGCACTATCAACACCAATAATCCAGTATTTATATAACCCTCCTACAGTTTCAAACTGTGGAAACGCTAACCCATCAATATTTGTGATAAACTCTGAATTTTCTATTGTTTCCCCTTTCCGCAACTCATAATAGACAATCGGCAAGGTAGCCTTGGCACTTTGCCAACGCAACATGACGTAGTTATCGATAACTTGTTGAGATATAGAGACAGGTGTCGGTCGATGGACAATTAGCTGCGCTTGAGCGGATTCGCTCCGATTTCCGCCTAAGTCAATTGCAGTAACGGTAAATTTTTTATTGCCGTTAAAATCAGCCTTAAATTTAAATGATGTACTTTTAACTAAAGCCAGCACGTCATCATCTTTTTTAACCTCGTAGAGCTCAGTCGAAAAAGAGTTGTTTTTTGTCTCACCCCAAGTCATCAAAACTTCATCGCCGACAATTTCTGCAACTAAGTTTTCTACCTGTCCGCCTGAAATATTAAACGTTACTGCAGTGGGCGATTCAGAGCGAACATCGGAAGAATCCACCGCGCTTAGCCAATACTTATGCTCACCAGCGCGAATAAAACCAAGATTAAATTCGTTTGCCTTGATTTTCCCAACTGGTTTAGAAATTTCATAGGTGTCGCCTTTTTTAATCTCGTAATACTCTAAATCTATATCGGGCGATAAATCCCAAATTAAAAAAGCTCCTTCTTGGGCAATAGCCTTATGTCTTAAATTAGAAACATTATGCGGAGGACGTAATCTCCCTATTGGCTCATAGTTTTGGATTGGATTATCGGACCATACACCTAATACATTGCTTGTTTTGATGCGGATTTGATATAACACACCATCTTTTACATTAGGAATATCAACCGATGTTAAGGTCGTTGGCTCCATCTGTTTCCAGTTGCCATTGCCCTCGCGATACTCAATTTGGTATCGAGATGTGAGTGATGTTGCAGGTTCATAACTTACAACAATTTTGGTTTGGATACTTCCCCCAAGCCCACGATAAATTTCATCGGTAATCACTACATTTTTTACACCAGTATCTAGCGTATTGTTTGTTGTGTCATATTCAATGAGTTCATTCCCATTTTCAATATGCTCAAACTTAGAGGGATTGTAATCAGATGCAGTGATAGTATATGAGCCGTCATCACTCTCAACAATGGAGATAACTCGATAAAATTCAGGTTTTATATCTGAACTAGCAATAATCCATGTGCTATTTTCTGTAACAGAGGTAAAGACTGGTCTTACGTCAATCTCAGTGAGTTTCCCACGTTGTGTAATCGCTCTTTGTTCCAACTCCCCTTTTTCATTCACAATGCTAATCGTTGATTCTTTTGTGATTTCAACTTCCGCATCGAGGATGATTCGGTTTGTTGTTGAGCCGTCTTTAACTCTCCCACCGCGTCTCTCTCCTGAACGATGGACGTCAGATACTTGTATCACTTCGCCAGGGATGGGTATGGCACCATCTTGTCCGCAAGAAAACGTAATAACTTCGCTTTCGTATTGCTCAGTATAAAGTAGCCATTTCCCTAGTCGTCTCGCTTGCCCTCTCGATGTACAGCCGAACGCCACAACTTCCGTTTGGGATATGTACCCCATCTTAACAATCGCCTCCGAGTCCTCGATGTACTCTACAGATTGCTTAAAGTACTTTTTCGGGTCGTTCCACGTCACTAATACGACATTGTGACGAGTTTTAATATTCGAGCCTGAGCGGCTAAATTTACCGCCGATAACATTGGTATTGTTAAACTGATAAATAGGCTCTTTGGGTGAGTCTTGGACGAGCATTTGAGTACCGCTACTCCAATAACTCATTGCTCTAAATACCGATGTTAAATCTCGTAACAGCTTAAAGGCTTCTTGTTTGGTTTGGATATAAACATTGCAGGTAAAGCGAGGTTCACGGCCACCAAATCCATCAGGGACTAATTCATCACAGTATTTTGCTATTTGGTACATCGACCATTTATCTAGCATATCTTCTTTGATGTATTCCCCTGCCCCATATTCCTCGTTAGTGAGTAAATCAAAATAAATCCAAACAGGGTTATTTGAGTATTTGACAATAAATGTACCATCCCAATCACCGCTATATTCTCGAGTTTCTGGATTGTAGTTTGAGGGCACTTTTAGTTTGATGCCACGGCAATGATACCCACGAGATGGTATTGAGCTAAATTGCTCAGCGTCTATTTGCACGCCGACATATGCCACGCCAGGATAAGTTAATTTTTCCTCAAAAACCGTTGTGATTTTCGAAAAAATGGTTTTGTTTTGTAAAACCTGGCTATCTGAATCATCAGTTAACCGTGTCACTTTTATATTCCAGGGAGCTTCGCCTGTTAATCTAAAGCTATGTTCGCGATTATATGATGATGTGGTTTTACCCTCGATAACGATATTACCTGCATCTATCCATTGACTACCATTAGCTTGATATTCAACTTTTAACTCAACTTTTGTTCCATTAATATCACCATTACTTTTATTTTGATGACTTAATCCAGGCACAGTAATAGTTACTCTAACAATATCTGCTTCTGGTGCAATAATAGAGCGAGTGATAGGTTTGTCTTTTTTTACTTCGGTATTGACATCTGTTGTCACTTCATTGGTTTGGCAAATTTCTGACGGTGCTTGTCTCACGCTTCCAGGTCGCCACTCAATAGCAACATTATTAAAATTGAATTTGCCTTTTTCATCTTGTAACTGTACATCACCAAAGTAAACTGAGTTCAGTCCATTTACCGGCCCTTCAATTTCACCACAAGAAATAACATCAATAAATTTTGCATAAGAGCAAGATTTTAGCGAGTCGGGCGCTTCAACTGGTGCTCTACCACCTCCGCCACCACCTTTCCCACCGCCTTTTCTACCAACTATCTGCATTTATCACCCCGAAACTCGTTTAAATTTAAGTTTTCCTCTAGTCTCATTGTTTGATGTAGAGTTTGTTCTGATAGGAATTTCTTTATCGGTAAGACCTGCCGATACAACAGCAGATCCAACTATTAATTCCCCATATAATAATGGAATAGGTTGTCCCTGCTCGGTTGTATTTACTGCACCATTAAATAAATAAGACGGCTTATTCTCTGGACGTTCTTGTGGTCCGCTTACTTTTGGCACAGGGACGAGTAATTGGCTGATGCCGCCAAGTACAAGTGATGCACCAATCGTAAGTGGCAAGGTTGCCGCGCTGCTTAAAAAGCCTGTACCGCCTATAGTAGCCCATCCTAAAGGGTTCCAAAATGCAAGACCAATCATCGCAGCCCCCGCTATGAGCTGAAAGAATCCACCCCGCTTAGAACCCCTAATGATAGGAATAAGATGAAATTCGGCTTGAGCGCCATACCGCATTTGAAATTCATCAGATGATGTTGTCAGCTCTTCTCTCTGCACCAAGAACCGATAAACTATTCCGTGTTTTTCAGATTCTAAGAGAAACTCTTTAAATCCTCTTTTTAAAACACATAAGGCTCGGATGGCTTCCGCTGGTGTTTTTACTGCCAGCTTATGGACTTTACCAAAGCGTTTGCCTAACTCGCCTTTAAGGCGTATTTTCCTTATGTCGCATGATGTGCGTTGTTCTTTCGCGGTAGAATTGTCCATATACATCCTTACTTGATAGTCGTCCGTATAGGTGATGGCCAATTAAACCATCACCAAGATAAACACCAGCATGATTAGGTACATTTGCGTTAATTTGCATCACAATCATGTCGCCTATTTTTAAGTCTTTGACTGGATAAAATCCCGCGTCCTCAAAGTTATCAACATAGAGATTGCCACCATTATCCCACCAGCCATCTATGCGATTGTAGTTTGGGAGATTAATACCCAGTTCTTGGCGATACCAATCACGCACAAATCCGTAGCAGTCGGTCATGCCATGGATAAACTTACGCCTATACAAATCAGGCACCTCTGTAAGTGCAGGCATAAAATGCGTAGATACCTCATCGCCTTCTAGTCCAATAATGCACCATTCTAATCCACTTATTTTATGTGCATCTTGATCTGCAATGCTTGGTAAACAGCTCTCGTCAGGATGAGAGTGAACAACGGTTCTAATTTCCCCCACTCCTTCCGCTCTGGCATAATCTTCTATGCCAATCAAAAATTCATCTTCTGTTTCTGCCGCTAAATTGGTACAGGCGACATACTGCAATTTGCCATTTTTAAGCACAAAAAAACCGCAACTTTCGTGCGGATAACTTTGTTTGGCGTGTGCTATTGCATCATCAATATGTTTCATTTTAAATCCTCATATATGCCGCACTTGGGAAACCACCAAAAGGCAGTTCTGAGTGCTCACCAAAATGTGCTTTACAGTCAGCAAGCGTTTTAGAGCAAGTTGCTTTATCGCCTGTATATCCGCAAAACTGCCCCTTATATTTATGAGTGCAATATTGAGCGACAATCTGCCAACGGGGTAATTTCACCCCTTCTAAATCAGTGGCAGGTAATAGCTCGAAACTAACGGTTAAATGGTCTTCCGATGTTTTTTGCGATATATAAAATATATCATCGGGTAAATGTGCGTTTGGGTCGGCAGTCAAATTTCCATTTTCAAAATTTACCGCATCAAGATAGATTATTTTCGTTCGTTTGCGAGTAAGTCGAGCGCCCTCAATGCCTTTTAATTTTGCCAAGACTAATGTAATCGCCCCACCTAAATTGGAAAATGTAATCCTTGGTCTAACAGGATTTAACCCATCAACTGCAAATCCCTCAGCTTTGACTGGATAAGGCGTATATTCTTGCCCTTGCCACACAATAGCTTGACCTAATGGATTTAATCCATCGTGGAAACGATAAACAATATCGCCAAATTTAGTGAGATCGAGTTCAAATAATTCTATCCAACCATGAGAGGCATATTGTTGCAGTTGTCCGTAAATACTCATATTTTCTCCAATAAAAAACCGCACTTTCTAAAAGATTGTGCGGTTATAAGTTCACGAAAAGATCTAACTGTTTAATTTGTAAAAGCTCACGCTCAAGGTCTTGCTTTTCTGATTTGCATTGCTGCAATAATTTTCCCCGTTCACCAGCTCGTTGCGTATATTCGGCTTTCTTTTGTTGCCACAATGCCAACTTGTTTTTGACTTCATCACGGCGAGCAATACCCTCTGTCCAGTAATCCCATAAAGCTAAGAAACATTCCTCTTGGTAATTTTCCAAGCGTTCTTTTAAATCGGCACGCACTTTGTTTGGGTTAATGCTAAACAGCCAGCCATTTAATTTTTTGATTGGCATACAAAGCATTTCGTATTTTTTGCCATCTTTTCCAGTTGTGGTCATATGGTAACAACTGAATTTTTGACTGTAGTCAGTTAGTTTTTTGTATTGTGGTTTCCACGCCAAACCAATTCCTTCCACAATCTCACGCATTGCCACATAAGCAATGCCGTTGTTGTCCACTAAAGTAACTTCTTTACCTAAAAATTCTGCGGTTAACGTTTGCATATCTTCTCCTGTTTTCTCCACAAAAAGGTGGCCTGTAAGAAGCAGTGAGTGGAGAAAGGAAACACCGCTTGTCACGTGTACATCGCTATCTTACAGGCAATAAAAAACCCGCCAATTCAAGCGGGTTGTAAAATTTCAATAAAAAAGCCGAACTGCATTGCTACAATTCGGCTATTGTTAGAAATAGTAATGCAAATTTAGGGTTAAGTCAATTTATAATCACCTTTTGATGAGACTGTTCAACTTGGCAAATATACCCATCGCAATCTTGATTTAAGTCTAAATGATAGGTGGCCCATAACAACGCCACCACAAGTAAAATTCTGAACATAATTTGTCCTTTTTTGTGAATTTTGGGTGTAGCAATCCGCCGCACGGATTTCTTTGGGAAAAGTGCGGTCGGATTTTTCGTTGTTTTATAGAATGTCTAACTGAAATCCTGTTGCTTTAGGGTTGTAGGCTCGAAGGTGTTTTAATACACGCCAGTTATTACCTTGCTCGCATTCAAATTGCTCTGTAATGCGTGTCAATACGTTATGAGCCTGACGGAGAGTGCTGCGATATTCGTAAGCCACACCATAAACGGAGGCGGCGTAGTGCGAACCAATTTGTTTTAATGCTGGGTGAAGTACTTGGCAAAGTTCCGTGCCACGCAATAAAGCAAACCACGCCCAAACGAGGTGTTGGAGTTCGCGTTCGGTAAATTCAAAATTAAAGCACTCATCTTTTTTAGGCGTTGCAATCAATTCACCCTCAAGTACGATTCTGTGAACATACTCTACTGCTTGCGGTAACTGCTCTAATGTCAAATCTTCGATTGATTCCACATTAAAGCGTTGGTGGACTAAATGATAAGCCTCAGAATAAATTAATCCCTTTTTGCTCACGAGCATATTCACGGCATTGCGTAGGCCTGTGCGATCATCTACCGTAGTTTTACGCTCTGCTTTACCATTAAACCAATAATCATGTAACGCTTGGTAACACTCTTTTTTGTATTTGATTAATGTGTCACGGATTTCTGGGTTACAACGATTAATATCAATACCAAATAGCCAGCCGTTTAAATATTCGATTGGTAGGCAGATCATTTCACGTTTTTTACCATCTTCGGCAACCATGATCATGACGATCATAGTTGAACTTAATACATCATCACGTTTAATGCGAGCTAATTGCGGTTCCCATGCTAAGCCGATATTTTCGCAGATTGGTTTCATAGCGGTGTAATGTATACCGTTTTGTTCAAATGTAACTAAAGATTGATGATTGAATGAAATTGTTTGGGTTGAGATTTGATTAGCCATTTCTGACTCCTTTTGGATATTTACGATGTTTACCCATAATAGGGCGCCGAGTGGTTCGTAAACCGCCAAAAGTCGGCCGGGATTATTCCCCTTTCGGGTGTTGTATTCTCCGCCCACTCGGCATAGATAAGATGTGATTATGCGCAATGAATGTTTAATGGCAATAAACAAACAAGGTTGCTAAATTTTACGCATAAAAAAACCGCTATGCTGTCGGGTGCGGACTTCCGCTTTTGGTAAAGGTTACGAGCCTTGAAATACATACTAATAAAAAAGCCCCTTTGTAGTCAAGGGGCTTTTATTTGTAAATTATCTCTATAAAAATTACTTCTTATCTGTAAATTTTATCCATGCTTTAGTAATCTCTGCGAGACCCATCTTTTCATTATCGGTCAAAACATGATTAATACCACAACTACTAATCATAACTTTGTTATTTTTCACAAAAAATTCAAGGTATTCAGCAAACGAATATTTAGCTCTATAAGATAGTTTACGCTCATCTCTTTCTTCTAATTTTACAGTAATTGGCTGCAATCTTTTATTGTTAATCAAGATCTCCGTATCGCGCAAGCATTTACTTTCAGACTTTTCTCCAACTATATCTAAATCAATCGATTTAAAATCACCTATTCCCTGTGCATCAGATAACATAATGCTGGCATAGGAGAATTGCTTGTTTTTTGATAACTCTTGTATATATAAATGCCCAAAAAAGAAAACGTCTCTGTCATCAATGCTAACAATATCGTCCCCACAAGCTGTCAACATAAAACCAGCTGCGAACAATAATAATTTTTTCATTAATAATTTTTTCATTTTGTATTCCTCGTATGCTATATAGACTCGCTAATTCTACGAAACACAAAACATTTATTTAAGTTTTTAATCAAAGTTTTTTCTAATTTTGTGACCTAAATCTCAAAACTTTATTAATTTAACCGCACTTTAAGCGTCATAACGTGCGGTTCGAAGGCTGCCAAAAGTCAGCTGGACATATTCCAAAAATAAAAGCCAGAAATAAAAATGTGTATGCAAATTGGCGCGCTTTCTTAGACTTATCAATTACTTCTAGCATTTCATAGAATAAAGCTAATCCCGAAGCACGCTGCGCCAATGGCAAAACCAACCGCTGCAATAATTGCTGCACTTGCTAGCATTTTCCCTGCAATGCCTGCATCTTTTTCACTCATTTTTCCACCTACCTTAACTTGATGTTTTGGTGTATACTTAATCAAAATTGCTCCTTAGTTGGTTAAACTTGGAATAAGGGGTAAAGAAAAACCCCGAAGTGCGGCAAACGCTTCGGGGTTTAGTTATTTTTAGGTTTACCACCATCGAATAGCTTTAATGATACTTGGTAGCTTCCACGTAAAAGCGAAGATGAAAATTAAAAAGGCGACCGCGAAAGTCGCTTCCCATAATCCATATTGCATAATTAACTCCTTGAAGAAAGGAAGGATGTTGTCTATAATCTGTTCCATTACATTTCCTTTTTTAGCTGATTGGAAAATAGAAAACCCCGAACATTGCGAGTGTTCGGGGTTTGTTTTTTATCTAAAAACTACACCACTTCTTCAAAGGTGCAGCTGATTTCCGTGTGTCTTTTAGTGACGGTTTTTGACCATTTCGGGCAAACGACTTTGATTAAATCGCCATTTTCGTATTCACGAAAGAAAAATGCCGTGACGCCACCATGCGACGTTAAAAAGCGGTCAAATTCGACCGCACTTTTGTGATTGAGCTTGTATGTCAGGTTAAATTTGCGGAGCAGCGGATTTAGTCCGTCCACCATTCGCTGTTGATAACCATCGCCAAAATTAAGCACTTTTCGTCTAGGTTCTTCCTCTACAGTGTATTTAGGCTGAGGACACCAAGATAATGTTTTTAATGCCATGTTTACTCCTAAGATAACAATCCGCCAGGGCGCATATTCTTCTGCAACATTGTTCCCGCTTCTGCTTGCGCAATTTGTCGAACTAATTCCACAGTGATTTCAAGCTGTCCATTTCTTGATTGTTGGCTTACCGTTGCATCCATCGGTTCACCGTTATTAATCACCTTAACCGCTATATCCCCTGATGATTTAGGTTGATAAGCCATAGTGGGCAATCTTGGTACACCGACTCCACCACCATTAGCAAAACCACGACGCACAGAACCGTAATTAAGATGATCTAAAAAGCCACGACCCAAACGAGCAGTGGCTTCTTTTGTTATGACGTATTCGCCCTTATGTACAATACCAGCTGGCGTGTATTTTCCACCATCACCTGTATAACCACCAGTGGCAAAACCAACACTGGTAATTTGAGACACTAAATTAACACCAGCACTTGCCACTGCTGCCATATTAGCGAATTTCTGTGCTGGCGTAAGAGCGGTTGGATCGGCAAGTGCTTGTGCGATCGCTTGAGATAACTTCACTGTAGCTTCTGCAATGGCAAAGGCTTTTGAGATTGCAAACATCGCCTTATAGGCTGCTGATTGCTTACCGGCTGATTGTTCAACGATTGATGTTAAAGTCCCAAACGCATTACCAAGATCATTTAATCCAGTAGCATAAAGTCCCATTTGCTCTTGAAACTGATTATTTCTGTATTTTTCAATAATTTGCTGTTTGCGTTGTTGGAATTCTTCTTCCGTGATTAACTTTTGATCGTTAAATGATTGAAGCTGAGCAAGCTCTTGCGTTTGTTGATTAATTAACTCTTGTTGTGGGTCATAAAGTGCACGTAATTGTGCCAATGGATCGACCGCACTTTGTGACACCTGTTGCGCATAGTCAAACTGTACTCGAGTCGAGGCTTTCACTGCTTCACTTTGGTTGAGCTGCCCTTTCTCGTATAATTCCTGAATAGATTTTAGTTCATTATCACGATTAGCTTTCAACAACTTTTCTGGCGCATATTTGCCAGCAAGCTCTAAACGTTGGCGAGCAAAGCGTTCTGCAATAGCCGTTTTTGCGGTTTCATATTCTTGATACGATACCACACCTTTTTTATTGTGTTCTTCCAACCGTTGGAACATTCGCGCTTGCTCTAACTCGATTTCGCCTAGACTAGAGCTGTTTTTCTTGCGAATTTCATCGTAGAAATTAAGCCAACTATCACGAGCATTTTCACCTGATTTTTTGTGACTTTCTTTGATTTGTGTTTCAATTGTTGTCACTTTGGTTTCATCGGAAAACATTTTTTCTAATGTTGCTTTTCCGGCTATGATCTTATTTAGTGTTTCAACTGATAAACCAACAGCTTTATCTGCTGCATTAGCTGCGGTAATTGTACCTGTCGCAATGCCGATCAATACTTCATTATATTCAGCACCCTCTTTCCCAAGCAATTCATAAAGACCTGCTAAAACATACGCAGATTTTGCTTGCCCTTGTTGTTTTAACTTCGCAACCTCTAATTTTTGAGCAAGCGTTGTTGATTTACCATTTAACTTATCAATTGCATCTTTTAAATCTAAAGTTTTATCTGTGGCGTTCTTTGCACCGTTTGCCGCGTCAGAGAAACTTTTTGGTAAAGTTGCGATAATATTATTCGCAGTTACTGCATCAATACCAAGTAATTTGAATTTTTGTCGGACATCATCAAGACTTTTACCTGAACGCAACATGTTTTCAGCTAGAGGAGCAAGCATTTTTACGAGGGCTTTTTCTGCTAAACTTGCATTTTCTTCGATAGACTTGATTTCGTTTTGTAGGTGCTCCAACTCTTTATCACTAATACTATTAACGACTGTGAAACCATCAAAATCGCCATTAATGTTTTTTGATTTTGCACTAGCTTTAGCTTTTTCGATTTCCTTGTAATATTTCTCAATATCTTCGAGTTGCTTTTCTACTTTTAAGGATAATGCAGCTTCACTTAATTCATTGTAACTTTCTGCTAATCCTTGGTTTGCAGTTGTAGTATCAAGTGCCCATTGTCGAGCTTCTGCCGCTCGTGAACTGAAGAAAATTAATGATGTAGCAGCTATCCCAATTACACCAGCAGGCCCACCAAGTAAAGCCATTACACTTTGCAAACCTTTTGCCGCCATCGTTGCAAGATTAGTTGCTGTAGCAAGGTTTCGTTTTGCAGTGGCTTCAGCTTGTGCAAGTGCAATAATTTGAGCAGACTGCACTTTCATTCTTTCACGCAATGCAAAGCGTGTTTGTTCAGATTGTGCAAGTTTAAATTGTGCGTTTAAGCTTGCCATTTCAACCTGAGCCGCTGTACGCATTGCGGTAGCTTTTATTGCTATGGCTTTTGCCTCAGCAATATGAGCTAGAGCATTTTTTGCACTAGCATAACCCGTTTTTAATAGTTCCAAGCCGTATTTGCTAAGATGACCGATAGCAAGTGCAGCTGTCAGCGATCCAAGCCCAATAATTAATTCTTGGAGATGATCGCTAACAAAATCGACTCCAGTAGCTAGTTTTTGTGTAACACCTAACGCACTATTTGCTTCACCTGAAAACTTAGTTATCGATGTCTCTAAATTTGTAAAAGACATTGAAAGAGTTTTAACACGTTTATTAAAGTCATTATCAACCGTATCTCGTGCTTTTACTAAAGCTTGGATAACGGTGTGAATATCCAATTGCCCTGCTTTAGCTAAGTTTTTCAGCTCGCCAGTTGTTGTGCCAAGCCCTTTAGCTATTGCGTCAGCAAGACCTGGAGTTTGCTCCATAACAGAATTAAATTCGTCACCACGAAAAATGCCACTTGCCAAGGATTGCCCAAATTGCATTAATGCCGCTTGCGCAGATTCTGCGCTTGCACCAGACATTGCAACAGATTTTGCAACAGTCTCAGTTAATTCGGAGACTTGCAATTGAGATAAATTTAATCTATCTGCATTTTGTGCAAAGCGTTGATAGATTTGTGCAGTAGCGCCCACAGCTTGATTGGTTTTCAAAGAAATATCAAACACCGATTCTGTCGCAGCCACCATAGCTGTTTGGCTATTTGTTACTAAGCGAATACGGTTTTGCAATTCAGTATAACTATCCGCGTATTTTATCACATCAGAAATACCAGATGATAAATAGGAACCGCCCGAACTTACAATGCCCGCCCAAAAAGTACGGCTTGTCGTTTTATTAATTGTATTTGCCGCTTTCTCTATGTTATTCAAATATTGAGTAGTACGCTCTGAGAATTGTTTTGCTTTGGCCTGCGCTTTTGTAAAATTCAATTCAAATTGTTTTGCGAACTTTTGCGTTTGATAGGATGATTTATCAAGCGCCTGATTAAACTGAATTGAGTCCAAACTCAAAAGAATATTTAACGAACCTAAACTTGACATATTCACCTCATAAAAAAAGCCCGCCGAAGCGAGCTTTTAGAAACTTATAATTTAATTAATAATAACATATTTCACACGATTCTTATCTTGTTCAACTATCCTTAGTTTCTTAATACGGTTATTTTCTTTAATAATAGCTACAACAAGACAAGTTGCGAAAATAGCAACATATACACCAATAAAAGCGAGAATATAAATAAAATCAACAGCAAATAAAAGGAATAATGTCCCTAATGCAATAAGCAGTATAAAAAAGCATTTTGCTGTAAATTGAATAAAATCACGCAACATACTTACCACCTTCTATAAGTTGAAAGTAACTGTTTTTCCTGTGGGTAATTCAACCGATAAATTTAACACACCACCCATTGCTTCAATGTAACGTTTAACTGATGATAATTTAATGTCATTGCCACGTTTTTCAAGGGCGACAACTGACGGCTGAGAAATACTTAATGCTTCTGCCATTTGCTTTTGTGAAAGCTCTAATTCTTCACGAATACGGTAAAGTTGTAACTCCATTCGCATATCGTCTGCCATAGCTTTCACTTTCGCTTGCTTTTCAGCTGGAAGATTATTCATCAGATCTTTAAATTTCACGCTCATTTTCTTGCTCCTTAGTTAATTCAGAAAGGTAATCATCATAGGTTTGTTCCGCTAGGGCAATCATCTCTTTGTAAAAGAGTTTTTCTTTCTTGCCTTTTTTATCTCCGCCACATAAAACAATCGCTTGTCTGACAGGGTCGAAAATATAAAATAAACGGAATACCGATAATTTAGACTGTACTCGCAATTCTTTTAAATTGGTATATTTAGAGCCTTGCAGCGTATCCGCATAAGGTCTGCTTAATTGTGGACCTTCTGTTGATAATAATTCCAACGCCGCATAGATTTTTAATACGTCATCTTCTGCCAGCGTTTCTAACCAGTTCAAAAGTGGGTCTTGTAAAATTACTTCCCATTCTTGTTTCATACAGCTATTACCTTTCTTATTATTTATATAGATTTTAATCTATATAAGATTCAGAAGCAATAGATAATTTAACGATTTGCTAAATAATCAGCCACTCCGTCATCATCTTCATCATCCATTTTTTCTTGGTAAAACGGCATAAAATCAGATAACTCTGGAGGCTTAGACTTAGGGTCTCGATTTATCATAGCAAGCAAATGTGAAACTTGTGCAGTACGATAATCCTCTCGCCATAATCCAAAAGGCTGTTCCTGATAAAAAATTTCGTATTCTTGGAGATGACGCTCTGGCATTTGCTCAATTTCTTCAAGTGTTTTGCCGAGAGAAAGTGAGAGGTTTATTTGGAACTTTCTTCGGCTTGAGAGTTTTTTGGTTCATCTTCCACAATAGCTTGCGTTAATTGCTCAAATACAACCTTATCTAATTTGGAAAGTGCGGTTAAATCATCAGGATTATCCATATCAAAAAGATTTTTACCATCTTGATCGCACAACCGCATAGCAAGCGTACGCGTTAATCGATTCGGGTCATAAATTTTAGCAAGTTGCTCAGTAAGGTGTTTTTCATCATTGAAGTTCAATTCAATACCTTGACTCTCTGCAATGTGCACCAATTCTTGTTGTTGCCCATAAAGCACACGATTCATTTCACCAACAGTAATTTCACGGATATGATAATTCTCGCCATTAATAATGATTGGGGTAATTTTAGGCTTATTGGCTAAAAGTTTTTCACGTAGATTCATTATTTATCACCTTTGTTTTTAATTGAATTAATAATATTTGGGAGTCGCCAAGCGATGATGAAACATACGCCTAACACTAAATAAGCTAAGGTCGTTTCCCATAACCCATATTGCATAGCTTGCTCCTTGAATAAAGGAAGAAAGTTAGTTATAACTTCCAATGAAGTTTATTCCTTTTAAGTATGGTTTAATTGGAATGAAAAACCCCGAGAGTTCGCTGCTTTCGGGGTTTTAGTTTTTATAAAGTGCAGTCAAAATTCACCGCACTTTGCGGCTATGCTGGTAAGTGATAATCGCGTTTTGCTTTTTTAATCGTTACACCAGATTCAAATTTACCTTTTACTTCACCACTGAAATTTGGTGAGGTTTGGATAAATCCTGTGCCGTAAAGAGAACCTTGACCATTTTTCAATATCATCATCCAAGGGAAGGTTTCTTTAGCATAAAACTTCTTGCGCAAGTCAGCTTGCATTGCAGTACCTGGTGCATAGAAGAATGTTAATTTAATTGAGCCATACTCAATCTCACCTGCTTCTGTTTCTGTACCCTCGGAGCACATTGTTGTAATATCCTCCTCGCCGAGAGTGTCACCATCACCTTCAATTTGTTTAATGGCACAAAAGTTAGATGACCATTTAACGACAGCCACTTTTGCGGATGAAAAATCCGTTGGTGCATCTTGACCGCTCCAATCGACCTCATCAGCAAGAGTGATTTTATCTGTTGCAATAGATTTCACAGGATAAAAACCATCAAGCGCACCTAGACCAGTTAGCTTAATAAAATCCCCTACTTTGGCACCATGCCCTGCTGATGTAATGGTTGCATTAGGCTTAACCGTTACGGCTGTGACTGCTTTGCCTTCGGTTAGACCAGTGCCCAAATAAAATTTAGTGCCTTGAAAAGGTGTTGTTTGTGTAGGCATATCTAGTCCTCATACTTAATTTGATATTTAAGGTTAGAAACGAACCAAGTACGATTTGTCGTATCTTGCTCGTATTCGTAGCTAATAAGAGTCATTTCGGAAATGTTTTCCGATAATTCATCATTAGATATAGCTACGCTTAATCGCTCTTTGATTTTGTCTGCAATATCATCTAATGTGTCGTCGCCTAAAGCTGTTTTCAGATAAATTGCGATATTTAATGCTGCGGTATATTCGTGATGACAGAGATCTACCTCTTCGCACGAAATCTCATCAAGAAAAACTGCAATAGCTGTTTTTTCTTGGTCAATATCAATAAATAAAGGGCGCCCAGAATAAATATTCTCAACACCCTTTATACTGCTTTTGAGCATATCCGACACTTGATGCCGAATCTTCTTATGAATTAGCATTTAATCCTCTATTTTTTTAAAATGTCACTCAACTCTCTTGTCAGTTCGACTTTGATCTGACTTGAATAATCTTTTAACTCATTATGGAAAGCCGTTGTTAATGGTCTAGATAACGGAATCTTAACAACATCAATTGAATACCGCTCTTTACCTTGTCGCTGCATAACGTGTTTACGACCATTTGCTAGAGTTTGAATAAAACCGCGTTGTATTTGATATTTGCCTATTCTAATTTGCCCTTTACTCGCTCGCATGGTTCGTCTAGGGTTTTCCAATAATCGAATTAATGGTAAATTTCTTCTATCAACTCGTATTTTTGCAACTGGTCGATTCGCTGTTGCTTTTTGGGATAATCGAGTTCGCTTACGGATTAATTTAGCTGGCACATGAATCTCTTTGGATACATTTTTTGTTCCATTTTTGATTGCACTTCTCGCCACCTTATTAATCGCTTTTGCTGCCGCTTTAGGCGCGACTTGATTAGCCAGTTTTTGGATATTAGCTTGTAATGCTGCCATCCCTTCAATTTTCACCGCCATATTTACTCCAATTGCAGCACGATCTTCCCATCTTCAAAACTAAACCCTCGCACAACATATTCCTCTGTTGAAGAAATAATGATATCTCCAAGTTTTGGCTTATATCCTGATGCTTTAAAAAGAGTGAGAGTACGCGTCGTGCCATTAATTAAGTAATCATCGGTGTAATTGCCACTCATTAGTTTTGGGCTTTCATCAAGCACCGCTTTGTATTTTTTGCCGTTGATAACATAGACGGACATCATCACATCTGATATGACGTTGTCCGCCTGTGCGAGTGCGTCATCAAACGGACTAAGCGTTGATCTTGACATCTACAGTGCCCATCGATACGCCACTAGCATGCCAAGCAATACCTAAACGCTTGTTACTACGGTAGTTGTTGCTCCGTCAGTTGCAGACCAGTACACGATCGCACCTTGTTTGATGTCGTCAGCCGCTTTTGCTTTAACGGTAAATACACCGGTAGTCAAACCAACACCAACGGCGGATTTTTCCACGTCGGCAACAGCAATCGCCGCAAGGTTTTCTAACATCACTACATCACCGCTTTTTACGGCAGCGGCAGCGGTAAAACGCACGGTGTTTCCGTCTTGCATATAGTTTTTAGCCATATTTAATGATCCTTTAATTTTGATAATAAAAAACCGCACCTCGCTTAAAAGTGCGGTCGTTATTTAAGGCGTTTTAAGTTACTTATTGGTAACTTTTACAATGCCACGGTAGTCAATTACATTAACACCTGCATCAATGCGCACCTTGGTAGATACGCCATCAACAGTGAAACCTTGTTGTTGCTCCATGTATGGCGTATCAATGCCGTCAAGGTAAGAAACTTCAATAGCCTCTTTGTTGATTAAGTACCAAGATTTTGGATCGGCAACTTGTAAACGTGCGGATTTAACTGTCGGCACAATGTCACGGATTGGATTGATAATGCCAGAATTAATATCAGCTCCCTCCACACTTGCTGAACCTAGAACTTGTTTAGCACGAGTATAAAGTGAGGTTGGTAACAACATAAAATCAGGCTCAATCGCTAATGGTTCACCACGAGTATTGACAAATCCATTCATCATTTGAATTGCTTTATCAATATTGGTTACATCTAATGCGGCATTATCAAATGAGTTTTTGTGCGAGGCATCAAATAATTTTTTGCCATCTTGCGCAATCGCGTTACCAGTTAATAACGCAAACACTAATTTAGCGATTGTCGCACGTGCCGCTTGTCCCATTTTTTCAGGAATTTTTGTCAACAAGTGCATATCGTCATTGATGATTGCTTGACGGGTAATACTAAATAATTGCCCGTAAGTCGCTAATGCAACGCTAGCGCCCTCATCGCCGATTGTGCCGTAGGTGTACTCCTCACCCTCACCAACTTGCGGTAAGTAACCAAAGTCACCTAATCCAACACGTTTCGCCGCGCGGAAGTCGGTTAATGTGCCACGAGATGTAAACTGATCAAAGTTTTCCGCTGCGGTTTCCCAACCTTTAAGCAAGGATTTGTGCGCTACATCAATTAAGATCTGACCAAAGTCAGAGCTTGAGTGAGTAAATGCCAAACCAACCATGCTCATTGCATTTTGACCCGATACACTAATACCTCGATCAACCAATGATGCACGAGCAAGCTCACGCAATGTCATCGCATTGTAGGCGTTGTCTTTAGCATTTACTTTGTCTTTGTCGATACCTGCACGAGCCAATAAGGATTGTTTCACGCTATCACCAACAATGTTACCGTTATCGGCATAAGGCGTTACTGCTGCACTTGGGGTTGTGCCTGCACCAAGTTTTGCTAATAATTTGTCTTTGGCTTGATCTGCGGTAATTGATAAATCACCTAAACACTCCACTAACAAATCATTGTGCGTAGTACCAAACGGTGCAAATACCGCTTTAATGTCGGCGTTACGTTTATTTAATTCCGCCTGCACTTGTGCGGTGTTATCTACCGGAGCTGTCGGCGCTTGATTTACCGGTTCAGTTGGTGCTGGTTGTGCAGGAGTTGGTGTTGCTTGTGGTGCGGATGCGCCAGCGTTGCCTTGTGGCTTAAACAACATGTCTTTCATTGCTTTTGGCATATTTTCAAAGTCCTCTAATTTTCTTGATTTAATAGACGCCATCGCCACAAGTGGTTCGGCTAGTTTGTCTGCAAATCCTTGTTCAACACATTCTTTTCCGTTGAGCCAAGTTTCTGCTGATAGCATTTCTGCTAATTCTTCAGGTGTTTTTCCTGTTTTGCTTGCATAAGCTGGGATTAGCGTATTTTCGACCTTGTCTAATAAGTCGGCATATTTGCGCATATCCTCAGCATCGCCACCTTGGATGCCCCAAGGCTTGTGGATCATCATCATTGCATTTTCCGGCATGATTACCTCATTGCCCGCCATCGCAATAACGCTCGCCATACTTGCCGCCAAGCCGTCAATGTAAACTGTCACCTTTGCAGGGTGATTTTTTAGCAAGTTGTAAATCGCGATCCCATCAAAAACATCACCACCTGGTGAGTGGATGTGTAGGTTAATCTGCTTAATGTTGTTTCCGCAGTCTTTTAAATCCTGTGCAAAGCTCGCAGCAGATACGCCCCAAAATCCGATCTCATCGTAAATTGAGATCTCTGCCGTATCGTTGGCTTTGGCTTTGATTGAGTACCAAGACTGGTTATTCGTCTTTGTCGCGCTCGTTGCCATCGCCACCGGCGACAGAATCATTTTTTGTTTTGTCATTTGTCGTACCTGTGTTAGTTAAATCCGTGTCAAACTTGAGACCAAATTTGCGGTTTTCCTCAACCTCAACTCTACGTCTGCGTTTAACTTCTGCCGGGTTGCTGCCGCTTGCTCGTACTGCTTGGCTTTCGGTCGCTAACCCCCCTTTAATACGCTCTTTCCACGCTTGCGCTTCTTTTATTGGATCAATCCACGGCATCACTGGGCCACTGTAAACAGCGTTATAAAGTGACGCTGGATCAATATCGACTGGCACCTCAATTTCACCGCTGACAATCGCCATTTTTAGCCATTCTCTGTATATCGGACGTGAGATGTGCGCAACAAAGGTATCTTGTAAAACGGAGTAACCCTCAAAGCTCTCCACCAACTCTTGGCGCTGGCTTGAGTAAGTGCCGTTATAATCTCGCGCAATGCTTGAGTAACTGGAGCGAGTTCCCGCCGCCGTTGCCCTTAATTGTCCGTTTCTAAAGGTTTCAAGGTTAACGTTTGGGCGATTAGAATTGATTAACCCGATGTCCTCACCGGGTTTTAAATCATCAATGATTGCACCTGGAGCAATCTCAAAATCTCGCTCCGGGCTGTCTGCGCTATAATCCTCATTATCCCCATAGATAGCGGCATCACCTTTTTTGATGTACATCGTAAAGGCGGCGGCAATTCGTGCGGCCACACGCTCGCTTTCCTCATAATCTTTAAGGTCAGCAAGTCGGATAATTACACCGTGCAACATCGATACGCCACGCAACTGGTGCAAGCGTTTTTTAAACGCAAGGTGCAACATATTTTCTGCCGGCACCGATTTAACTCGCCCGTAAGTGCGGTTATTTTCTTGTGGGTTGTCCATGTAAACACGGTACGACTTAGGACGACGCCATGCGTCAAGCTCTACCCCTTGAATTAAATTTGCCGTATCAAGAGTATTCATCGGCACAAAATCAGGCTCTAACGCCTCAAGGCTAAATGCGATTTTGGTGCTGTGATTGAGACCTGCTACACTGCCTCGCACAAGTTGGATAAAAACTTCCCCATCACGGAGCCACGTGCGTAACAACATCCGCTCAAGTTCAGGGCGAGTAAACTGCCCTGTCACTTCAGGACGAATAGACCATTCTGCCCATTTTTTGCGAATCTGTTCAGCTAAGGTTTCATTCACATCACCGTTTAAATTCATCGGCTGTGGTTCAATGTGGATACCTCGTGAGCCAATAACACGTTCTTCCATCTTGTCCAAAATCCCGATCACAATATCGTGATTTTGATCTAATGCCCGAGCCTGTTCTCGCAAACTGACCGCACTTTGTTTGGTTGATACGTTAGCGCCTTGGCTTTCGCGTTTTGCCTTATGTGTACGGCTTGGCATTGCTGCCTCGTATGCATTCATCACATATCGGCTTTTTGCTCGCTGTGCGCCCCATTTAGGCGAGATTGCGGCAATTGTTTTATCTAATATTCCCATCGTTTAAAATCTCGCATATTTGATTCTGTGGCGTTTAACGCGCTGTCTTGTTTCCGCTAATAACTCATTAAGCATTTGTTGATAGCGGTCACGTTGTTTTGTCCATTCGGACACTTGGTAAGATACCGATCGCCCATTAAAACTAACTTGGCTTTGGGCGTTTTCGATCTTTTCATCAAGAGCTCGGATTTTTTCTTCAAGCTCGTCTTTGTCGTAAATCACAGCCACCCACCTTTTTTCTTGCTTGCGCCACCGTTTAACCAATTACTTTTTGGTTTGGGTTTCGGTTGCGGTTTTACTTGTTCAATTTCTACCGCACTTTCAGCTTCTTCTGGTGCGGATGATTCTTTGCGGATCACGTTAGGGTTTACACTTGGCAATTTCGCCCAGTATGGGACATTGTCCTCATCGCCCCACTTAATACGCTCATAACCACGCAAAATAGCGATCGCATGGGCGTAGCAAAATAAGTCAAATGCCTCATTGTTACCTTTGCCTGGTTTGCGCCACTTACCGTCTTGTCCTCGCTCCTCATAGGTCAGCTCATCAAAAAACCATTCGCCAAGCCACGACGGAAAATGGATATAGTTAGCCCCGATAGTCTCACGGCTTAGTGCGTTACTAATGCGATCTTTGAGTTGGTCTGTTTGAAGTAGGTATAGCGGCACATCACCTCGTGCTTTAGCATGACGATCTGACCGTGAGGTGTTATCAGGATAAGTTCGAGAAATCAGTTTTTGGCGTTTGGTACTATCACCTTTAACGAGATACACTCGTTTTGATATGCCATCTCGTTTGCATCTACGCCAAAACTTATAGGCGTTATCTGTTACACCGTCCTCACCGCCACTATCCACCGCCATTGCAAGGATTGGCATGACTCCGCCGTCTAATCCCTCAATACGATATTGCTTATTAAGCACATCACTGATGAGTAAATCCCAATCCTCAGGGTAGGCGGACGGATCAATTGGTAGGCTTTCCCCCTCTGAATTGCTCCGCATTGATGATTTAATGTTGTATCTATCAATGAGCCACCGTTCGCTGTTTTCACCATATCCAACAATTTGGACGACAAAACGGCGATTCCGCCCACCCTGTACATCAACTGCAGCCAATAAAAAACGGCACCCATAAGGTACCGTTCTTTTTTCTGTATCTTCTCGCCGCTCCATTAATTCATCACTTCGGCGTTGCTCAAGTGCGGAGCGTGGCAAATAAGGCAATCCCCAGTCTGTATTTGTTACTGCCTTTAGCGTTTCTTCACTGCCAGTCATTTCAAATTCATGTTCAGCAGTGAGTAATTTATAAGTTAATTGCGCCCATGTTTGATAAGCGGCGGCAGGGCCTTCCAGCCAAAATGATGCAATACGGGAGTTTCTGCCCTCGCCATGGATTACACCGTCTTTATCTATCGTTTGCCCTTCCTTTAGCCATTTGCCGCCAATGTTTAATGCGCGTTTCTTGTCAGGATCTACGAGAGATTGACAATGTGGGCATTGTAAACGAGCGTTTTCGCTTGCCTTAACATAATCAGTATCATTACGATAACCCACCATATTTGCCATTGATGGCTCAAACCACTCTTTGCAATGTGGACATTGCCAATAGAATCTGCGTCTATCACCACGGTTATATAAAGATAAAATCCCAGTTGTTGGCGGGGCCTCGTGAGTAGTTTTTGGATGATGTTTTATATCAACAATATCCTTGCCTGGCGAACTCTCTACAAGTGTCATACCCGCACTCATAAATGTAGTCGTACGTTTGGACGCTAAACTAAATCCGTCGCCCTCACCGTCCACATCATCGGGCCAGCGGTCGTAATCGGTTAATGCAACGTACTTGTAATCGGATGATGACAGCACATTAATAGACGGCCAGCCAATTTTTAATAAATTACCTGCCCTAAAATATTTATCGTGGACATTGTTATCGTTTTTACGCGGACTTAATCTTTTTGCAATCTCAGGTGAGCATCTAAAAGTGCGGTCTAAACGTTTGCGACTATGCTCACTGGCTTTCTCTTGTGTAAGTTGCACCAAGAGGAAATCAGACGGATCACAAATAATCGCATAGGTTATCCAGCCATCAATCAATCCGATTGTTTTACCAGTACGAGCTGGCCCAACAAAAATAACTGCGTCATACTCACGAGAGTTTAGGCAGTCCATCGGATCTAACATATATGCAGCAGTATCTTTATCCCATTTAACAGAGTTACCCCCACCAACTGGCACGCGCATATATTCCGCTACGGCTTCCGATACTTTCATTCGGCGAGGCGGTTTAAGTAGATTTGCAATATCTCGCCTAATATCTTTAGCTGATGCAAACATGACTACTCCTCTGATTTATTATCGCCAGCCTGTATATGTAATGACATTTGCGATTTAACGTCATCAATCACCTGTATTACACGAGTTAATTGTGTTGGAGTTAACGCACAATCACGCTCTAAAATATCTGGCAATGTATCAAGTGACTGCACAACAGCTTTAGCCAAAAAGCCCATCTCTTGAGCAACTTCAAAGGATGGTACCAGTTCGCCAGTATCTCGCTCGTATTTTAGTCTTTCGTTTTCCGCTTGCCAAAATGCTCGTCTCTCAACAGGTGACAAGCTATCAACATCCGCCGTCATTTTTTCGGCAAGTCCGATTTTGATTAAATCAGATAGTGCATAGAGCTTTAATTTGGAATTACTGCCAATAGCTGGCGTTAGTCCTGCAAGCCTTTGTGACACGGTTTGCCGATGCATTCCGACCAGTTCGGCGATCTGATTTATATTGAGTTTTAAGTCGTATAAATTATCCATAGCCGAGACCGTTAAAATGCCCAAAAAAGGGAAAAGATGATGATGACTAGAAACCTAAAAAACTGTCGAAAACCGCGCGCCCGAAACCCCGTGGAAAGGGGTATCCCCTCAGGAGTACCTTTTGCCGTCACGATTCTTTATAAAAATCACTCGATATATTTTTGTTTTATCCATAAAACATAGCTTAGGACTACCATCGAGCTATCATCAGATAGTCAAGGTCAGTCCTAATGTATGTGTCTGTATATGCCAATAAAAAAAGACCGCACTTTAATTGGCGGTCTTGGTTTGGTTAATCCACTTATTAAGATTATCTACTTGGCTTGCACACTTATCTCGCTCTGCGGTTACCTTAACTAACTGTATGACTACATCGCCGTATGTTTCCCCAGTAAATGCTGTTTTGACACAAGGTACAGTATAGGCTTGAGGCGGATAAATATATTCTGCTTTAGTCGTGATTTTATTTGTACAAGCGGTCAAGAACAGACTGAGGCAAACGAGTGTGAGCGCAAGGTTGAGTCTTAATGATTGTTTTAACTGATTCAGCATTTTCTGTTGCTATCCTTTCTATCTCATTATTACGCTCTTGTTGCTCAATAACTGCATCACGCTCTTGTTGTAGCGTAATAGCCAATGCCTTGTTCGCATCTTCTTGCTGCTGGATAGTTTGGGCTTGAGCTTGGTTCTCGGCTTTTAAACTACTTATCTTCTGAGATTGAAACCAAGTCCAACCACACAAGCCCAAAATCAAACAAAGTGCGGTCAATTTTATGGCAGTTTCAAATCGGCTAAACATAATGCTTTCTCTTTTTCTCGGCGAACCACCAAACCTGCTAATTTTTTACCACTGGCATACACCCATCTAGGAAATTCGCCACAAGCCTTTTCATATTGTTTTGCTCGAAGATATTTAAACATCGTAGATTTGCTTACTGCCCCACAACCCACATTAAAAGTGATTGACACCGCAGAATCAAATACCGATTGCGGTAACATCTCGCCATTACCATATTTATTCACACATCGTTCAGCAATCACAATATCATTCTTCCAACGTTCGGCAATTTCCAAATCTGTGTAACGGTGTTTTGGATTGATTTTCTTACCACCATATTCAGTTGAACCAATTCCAACGGTCAAAACATCCGCAGGGCATTGATACGGATCACGTCTGCAACCCTCGGCATTCCCAATAATTTCAGCACCTACAGGACTTAATCTTAGCTCGCCACCGAACTGAGCATACATTAATCCCATTACCGTAATCACAGAACAAACACCAAGAGCTTTCCTAGTTTTTGTCAAAATCATCATCAAATCCTAAAGACAATCGTTTCATTTTCACACGGTGTATTTCTTCTGCACGCCGTTCTTCATTTTTTCTAACTTTCCCTTCTTGGCATTTAGCATACATATTCACGAGACCACTTATTAAACCTATAACAAGCCCCATAATAGCCAGCCATTCTTGAAATGAATACATTGCCCAGAACGCACCAAAGCCAGACCAAAAAATACTTTGGCTTCCTGCATCTTTTAACATTTTTACACTCCACCCATTTACAGGGCTGATAAAAAAAGCCCACGCATTAACGTGAGCTTGTGATGTGGCAAAGGCGCAAGGAATCGAACCTCAATTAGCGGTTTTGGAGACCGCTGTCTTACCATTAGACTACGCCCTTATAGTTTGATAACAAAAAGCCCCGACCGTTTCCGATCAGGGCTGTAAAAATCAATTTAGGTGTTCACTACTTATACTGCGACCACCATACATCTAAATAGTATGACACTTTGCCAAATATGTCAATATGTAATTTTGATTTTTTTGATATTTGTTGCACGTTCCCTGCTAGTTCTCTGAATAATAAAGCAAGTTATAAGCAGTTCGTGAATTATTGCTTTTGCAAAGTGTATCTCTTTTTCGACTTCACGATAGATTGTCCTAAAACTTGGCACTCTTACGTTAGATTTACCTGCACAAGGTCTCATTTCCTTAGCTTTGGATTTGCCGTGTAGGTGTTCTGCTATAAAATTGATTGTTCTTTTGTTTACATAATAAGCAAACACAATAAAGTGTAAGATTTGGTCATTTTTCTTAAAAAACATTTCAATGGTTTGACTAATCATAAACCCAGTTTCATCATCGCAAATTGGTTCATTTGGCTCTGCAGGAATGACTGATTGCATTAGTTTTGCAATAATATTTAATTGCGGTTTATCAAGCCTACCGCTGCGCACCCAAGCACCCCATTGATACATATAACGGTCAACAAATTCTTCTTGTTCAATCGTTAGTTCTGATAATTCGCTAAATTTACGCATTTATTCCTCTAACTCCTTAATTTTGCCTTGTAATACTTAATCATCGCCTTGCAATCTTCAATGGTGTATTTCTTCGGTTCGTGGTCTTGCCGTTCTAACCAAGCCACCTTATCCGCACCGATTTTATTGACGAGATTGATTCGGTACTCAATGATATTTCCGCTTTTGTGATCATTACAGGGTGCACATTGTTTGTGTACGTTTAGCTCACAAAATCGTAATTCAGGGCAAGCCCCCACACTCCGATAATGCCCTGCGTGGTATTGCCCTTGATGATACCGACCGCAACTGATACAGGGTTCGTTTTTATCTCTCAGACGGATAAATTTATTAAATGCTGATTGCGCCTCTTTCAGCCATTCTGAACGACTTTTTAATTTAGCCTTACGTTCCCTTTGCTTTTTCTTCTCTGCTCGTTCCTGTGCTTTTTGCGCATTATCTCGGGCTAATTTAATCGCACATTCAGGCGAGCAAACTTTTTGTGTCGAGCTAAAGGTTTTTACAAACGCTTTGCCACAAACTTTGCATTTATACTCTTTCGCCATTAGCCAAATACCATATTAAAAATAACCCAAACTGCCGCAATCAAAAGTACAATTTTTAACTCCAAAATCTCATCATCGTTTAAGCGTTTCATTTAAATCCCCATCTATCGTTAAATCTCACGCCATTTTGCACGCCCCATGATTGAACATATTCGATAAGGCTTGCTAATCGTTTTACGCTCATTTGAGCGGTACTTTCTCGTAGGTTGATTACTTCACCCTCTAATCCGATTACCATTTCAGCCTGTCCACCTGTTGCAATTTTGTGAGCCGATACCATAATCATCTTCCAAGTGTCGATGTCTCGCTTTTTACCGTTAAATTCGCACTGTTTTGATATATCGCTTAGTAGTGCGTGAAGTTTTGAGTTCTGCTCAAGTGAGCGTGTTATCGGTTGGATTTTCACTACCAACGGCTTTTTATCGTCCGTTGGCAGCTCTTTGATTAAATCCAAGCAATTATTTTTAATGCGTTGATCGCGTAAAAAGAAAGGTTTGTATTGGCTCATAACATCATTCCCAACGCTTGAATAACATCGCAATACTCATTCTTTATACTCCACACCTAAATCTTCCAACCCAAAATAACCGCAAGATTTTGTTCGATTTACTGCGCT